GCATTTGCGCGCTTATAACTTGATTTGGAATGAATGGTTTCGGGATGAAAACCTTCAGAATTCGGTTACTGTGAATAAGGGCGATGGCCCTGACACGTATTCGGATTACACGCTTTTGAAGCGTGGTAAGCGGCACGATTATTTTACTTCTGCGTTGCCGTGGCCCCAGAAGGGCGATGCGGTTACGTTGCCTTTGGGGACTTCTGCGAAGGTTTACGGGACTGGTAAGAGTTTATTTTTGAATGATGGTAACAACATTTTTGCTGCTGGTTCAGTTGCTGGTACAGGGAATATTACCAAGTCGGTTAATTATGGTGGTTACTATGGTCAGGCTACAGGAGGTTTTGTTTCGTCGGCTGGCAACACGCAAGTAGGTCTTGTTGATAAGGCTGTTGCTGACTTGTATGCTGGTGGAGATGCTGGTTTGTATGCTGATTTGAGTTCTGCGACGGCGGCGACTATTAATCAGATTCGTGAATCTTTCCAGATTCAGCGTTTGCTTGAGAGGGATGCTCGAGGTGGTACGCGTTATACTGAAATTATCCGTTCTCATTTTGGCGTTATCTCTCCGGACGCTCGCCTACAGCGTCCTGAGTATTTGGGCGGTGGTAGTACTCCTATTATCATCAATCCTATTGCCCAGACGTCTGCTACGGGCACTGGTACTCCGCTCGCTAATCTCGCGGGTGTTGGAACCGCTCTTGCGAGCGGTCACGGATTTACTCAGAGTTTTACAGAGCATGGTTTGATTATCGGTATGGTTTCCGTACGTGCTGATTTGAGTTATCAGCAAGGTTTGCGGAAGATGTGGAGTCGGAAGACTCGATATGATTTTTATTTTCCGGTGTTCGCTCATTTGGGCGAACAAGCGGTGTTAAACAAGGAGATTTATTCGCAGGGTACTTCTGCGGATGACAATGTGTTCGGGTATCAGGAGCGTTGGGCCGAGTATCGGTACCATCCAGCTCAGATTACTGGTTATTTCCGGTCTACTACGACCGGGACTTTGGATGCTTGGCATTTGGCGCAACGGTTTACTTCGTTGCCGAGTTTGAATTCGACGTTTATTCAGGATTCGCCACCGATTGATCGAGTGGTGGCGGTTGGTGCGTCTGCTAATGGGAAGCAGTTTATTTTTGACAGCTTCTTTGACATTAAGGCAGCGCGTCCGATGCCGTTGTATTCTGTGCCTGGTCTGATTGACCATTTCTGATCATGGCAGATTTTTTTTCTGCTTTGGGCAGCATTGGCAGCGGGTTGCTCGACAACCTGTTTGCCAATCGTCGCCAGGAAGATCAGCAGGCTTTTAATGCTCAGCAGTTTGCTACGCGTTATCAGACTACTGTTAAGGACATGCAAGCGGCGGGGTTGAACCCGATGCTTGCTTATAGTCAAGGTGGAGGAGCTGGAGCTTCGAGTGGTATTGGTTCTAGTTCGGGGTCTATGACCCAGGCGTATTCGGCTTATCAAGAGAATCAGCGTCAGCGGGAGTTGTTGGATGCGCAGAAATCGCAGTTGGACAGCCAGGCGGCTTTGAATAGTGCTAATGCTGCTAAGGTTGCGCAAGAGGCGCGGTCAGCGCGTATTGATGCGGATAATAAAGAAAGGTTTGGTGAAGAAACTGGTGGTTTGAATGTTGAGTTGTTGCGTGGTCAGGTTGGGAGTACGCAAGCGGAAATTCAACGGATTTTGTCGCAGACCGGTTTGAACACTGCTCAGATTGATGTTGCTGTTAAGACGGCGGAGCGTATTGGAGAAGAGATTAAGAATATTCCGAAGGAAGGTGAGCGTTTATTGGCTGCTGCTAAGCAGTTGATGGCTTCGGACGGTTTGTTGCGGCAGCAAAGTATTTCAGAGGTTGATCGGCGGAAGGTGCTGGCGGCTCAGGCTATTCAGATTACTAAGACGGCGAAGTTGCAGCAACTTGATATTGATGCTGCGGAGAAGTTTAATAACTTAGGGCGTGAGTCTGGACAGGCGAGGCCGTTTGTTGAGATTTTGAAGTCTGTTATAGGGTTTTTTAGGCGATGAAAAAAGTGTTTGTGAGAGATCCGTTTAATTACGACGTTGACGCGGCTTCGGTCGCGTCTGGTGTTTCGTGTCCTGAGCCCAGTTTGGCTCAGCAGCATATGGCTGAAGACACGGATATTAACAAGATCGTTGAGCGATTTGGTGTAACGGGCCAGTTGCCCGTTGTTGATCGTATGCCGCTGCCCGACGATTATGTCGGGATTACTGATTATCAGTCGGCTATGAACGCCGTTAGGCGTGGTCAGGAAGCGTTTGATTCGCTTCGTCCAGAGGTACGGGCCCGGTTTGATAACGATCCGGGCCGTTTCGTTGATTTCGCATTGGATCCAAAGAATTTGGATGAGATGCGCGAGATGGGCTTGGCTGCAGCCAAGGTCAAAGAGATGGTGGCACCTACCCCGGAGGGGGGCCCCGAAGGGGCCGCACAGTAGACCTACTTGATGTCTACTGTGCTAGGTGACACCGTGAGGTGTAGGCGTGAAAGCATTTGGAGGTTAAGGTAAATGAAAGTACTTAAGCGTAAACCCGTACACAAGAAGCATTCAGCTAAGCAGTTTAAGCACCATGTGGCGCACACGAAGGCGGCCAACATGCGTGGTCCGATGCGTGGCGGGTTTCGGTTTTAATTGATCCTTACCACCCCCGGAAGGGGGCAGGAGTTTTTATGGGATGCTTTAAGCCATTGATGGCCCATCGGTTGGATGATGGGTCCATTAGTTTTAAGGCGCGTTACGGAGAAGGTAACGCGTTGCAACTGCCTTGTGGGCAGTGTATTGGTTGTCGTATTGATCGGTCCAGGATGTGGGCCGTCCGATGCATGCATGAGGCATCGTTGTATGACGACAATTGTTTTATTACGTTGACGTATTCTCCGGAGAATTTGCCGGAGGGTGGCTCGTTGGTGTACGAGCATTTTCAGAAGTTTATGAAGCGTTTGCGTAAGAGGTTTACGGGTCGGAAGATCCGTTTTTATATGTGTGGTGAGTACGGCGAGAAGAATTCTCGTCCGCATTACCATGCGATTTTGTTTAATTGCAAGTTTGATGATCTGGTGCCCTGGAGTAAGTCGGGATCAGGTGAGATTATTTATAGGTCCAAAGCGTTGGAAGAGCTTTGGCCTTTTGGGCATTCGACTGTTGGTAGTGTGACGTTGCAGTCGGCAGGATATGTTGCCAGGTATGTTATGAAGAAGATTAATGGTGAGCGGGCTGCGAGCCATTATGAGCGTGTCGATGACGACACAGGCGAAATTAGTAACTTGATACCTGAGTTTAATAGGATGAGTTTGAAGCCTGGGATTGCGCAGGGTTGGTTTGATAAGTTTTATTCGGACGTGTATCCGATTGATGCGGTTGTGCTTGAGGGGGGCCAGAAGATGAAGCCCCCGAAGTTTTATGACTTGAAGTACGGCGCGATAGAGCCATATGAGTTCGAGGCTATTCAACAAGCGCGGATTCTCCGTGCGCTTGCTCGGGCTGAGGAGCACACGCCAGATAGGTTGGCGGTGAAGGAAGAGGTCCTTGCGTCTAAGGCCTCTCGTTTGGTAAGACCTTTTGAAAGGATTTGAGATGATTCAGTTGGTTGTCGCAGTGCGTGATGCAGCTGCAGATGCGTTTGGGCGTCCCTTTTTTGTTCCAAGTAAGGCGGCTGCCATACGCTCGTTTTCGGATGAAGTCAATAGGGTTGACGAGAATAATGCTTTTAATAAACATCCGAAAGATTTTGCACTTTATGAGATTGGGTCGTATGATGATTCCATTGGTGCGTTGACTAGTGTTGATGTGCCGGTGCTGCTGATTCAAGCGGATCAGTGTTTTTCAACATAAGGCGCCATGAAAGCAGGGCTTTCATGGTGTCAACCAGAGGGAGCCCTGCTACATGGCCACGATGCACAAGAACAAGTCGGTAAGCACGCACCAGTTTGCGATGATTCCGCGCGCGGACATTCCGCGCAGTAAGTTTCAGATTCAGACCGCGCACAAGACTACGTTTGATGGCGGTTATTTGGTCCCCGTGTATGTGGATGAGGTTCTTCCCGGGGATACGTTTAACTTGAAGATGACGGCGTTTGCCCGTTTGTCCACTCCGTTGTATCCGGTGATGGACAATTTGCATTTGGATTCGTTCTTTTTCTTTGTTCCTAACCGATTGGTTTGGAACAATTGGCAGAAGTTCATGGGTGAGCAAGTGAATCCGGGTGATTCAACTGCTTATTTGATTCCGCAGACTACTTCGCCAGCTGGCGGTTATACGCCTAACAGTGTTCAGGATTATATGGGACTGCCGACGGCAGGCCAGATTACGGGTTCTAATACCGTCACTCATGGCGCGTTGCATTTGCGCGCTTATAACTTGATTTGGAATGAATGGTTTCGGGATGAAAACCTTCAGAATTCGGTTACTGTGAATAAGGGCGATGGCCCTGACACGTATTCGGATTACACGCTTTTGAAGCGTGGT